TCCAGCAAGTGAGAAATCTTGGCAATTGTGGACGACATAGTTTCCGACAGTGTAGGTGTTATCTCGTTCAACTGTGAAGTTGAAAACAGGGATGGTTGTTCGTTCTTTTTCATTTTTTAAAACCTTAACTACTATGTTATTATTTACTTTATAACTAAAAACTTCTCTCTTTTTGTCTATAATCCACTTGATAGAAAAGTAATTTTTTTGATGTACAATTCTATTGTTTATTTCTTTTAAAGGACTAACTTCTGTAAAGAATATTGAGGGCAACTCATTATATACTCTTAAAACTAAATGCCTAATACCATATGCCATTGATATGTTTTTAGATTGACATTGATAAGTTCTTGATTCTGAAATATAACATCCATCTCCATACATATATCCATCTAAAAATGATTTCTGTATATCAATATTAGCAGTCAATATAAAACTTGGAACAACTTTTTTATCGCTTCCTCTTCCTACGCTTTCACATAGTTTATACAATCTTTCATTTGAGATAATTCCTTTAACTCCCTTTCCTTCAAATTTATCATCAAAATAATAACTTATATTAGTTTTGTTTTTAAAACGTCCTTTGTAACTTATCTTATTTATGATGTTAGCAAAGTGTTGTTTTTCTTTTTCATGCATGCTAAAAAATATTCTATACAAAGGTTTGTTGTCTCTTTTCCTTATGGTCTTGTCAAGGTGTCCTTCTGCTAAATAATATCCCAATAAGTACGCTTCGTTAATATCAATATCACAATCAATATTTTCTTGTTGATTTGATACGACAACATAATGGTCATCACTCATATCCTTTGCTTCAATCCAAAAAGGTTCAGTCCAGGAAATATCATAATTCCTTTTTTTAGAATTGTATTTTAAATTTCTCTTCACAACAAGGAAAGGATGCTCAGGAGTACATACTATAGGTTCAGTATCTTTCCCTATTCTAATAGTGTGTATATAGCCACTATGGATCCTTTCATTGATTTGTGTCACGCTTTGCCACTTTCCTGTATGAGATAATACTTTATCGTTTAAACAAACCTCCGAAATATCTATAAAACCTCTATTTGTAAGAGTTTTAGTGCCTTTTACAAAGCAAGGCGATCCGAAAGTGATAATG